ACTGATAAAGGTGATACTGTTGTATTTGCAACTGCAAATGATGGAACTAATCCAGACATTTATAGTTTACCAGCTGGTAATGTTACTACTGCTGGAACACAAACATTAACAAATAAAACTTTAACATCTCCAAAAATTAATGAAAACGTAGCAGTAACTTCTACTGCAACAGAATTAAATATATTAGATGGCGTTACAGCCACAGCAGCAGAATTAAATTATTCCGATCTTGCAACACTTGGAACAAGTGCTGCTTCAAAAGTATTAACAGCTAATGCTAACAATTTAACAACAATATCAGGTGCTGTATTAAATACAGAAGACACATTAACAGACCAAGCAACAATAGCTTGGGATGTAATTGCTAGTCCAGTTGCAAAAGTTACTTTAGCTGGAAACAGAACTATGGCTGCACCTTCAGGAACAGGTCCGGCTGCAGGACAATTTATATCTTTATTAGCTATTCAAGATGGAACAGGTTCAAGAACTATAACATGGAATGCCGTTTACGAATTTCCATCTGACACGGCTCCTACTCTAACAACAACAGCAAACTTAGGTGACATATTTTCATTTAGATATAATGGAGCTAAATGGTTATTAATAGGTCAAACTTTGGCATTAACTTTATCATAGGAATATTATGTACGCATTAGTAGAATCAGGAACAATTACAAAATACTTTAACAACCCTAAAGGATTTACTTTAGGAGACTTACAGTATCCAGCAGACATATTTACTAAATGGTCTGTAGCAGAAAAAGAAGCTATTGGTATCTACGAAGTAGTCTTTGATGACAGTAATAAAAAAGATGAAAAGTGGTATATCAATACTAATCAATCTTTTACTTTTGCTGATGGAGCAGTTACCGCTTCTTATGGAACTGCTACTCCTAAAGCTCATGCAGATGTGACAGAAACAATTGATGAAGTTGAATTAACTATACCTGGTTTAAAAACAAATTTAATTAGAGATTTAAAAATAACAGTTGCTAATGAGCTTGCTAAAACAGATTGGTACATAACTAGAAACACAGAAAAATCTACTGCTATACCAAGTGCTATTACAACTCACAGAGATGCAGTTAGAACTAAACAAGCAGAAATGGAAATTGCAATTACAAATGCAAGTGATACTCCAGCATTAGAAACTTTACACACTTACACTACAGATAGTGATGACGTTCAATCAAGACCATTAGGTGAACTGCCAACATTGGAGTTGTAATCCATGTCTATAATTATACCAGCAAATTCAGCAATAAGCGGTGGTTTTGGTGTAAGTAATTCTGTTATGTTTGAACAATCAAGTGACCCTTATTTTCAAAAAACTCCTACAGGAGATGGAAATCAAAGAACATTTACTTTTTCTGTATGGTTAAAAATGGACCTTCACGATAGTGGAGATACACATAAAATCTTTGATACTGGTTCAAGCACAAATTATTTTACAATTTATTTTACTACGGAACCTTTTTTAGTTGTAAAAGGTAGAGTTTCAAGTTCAAATGTATTAGAATTAATACCTTCACAAGGATTTCGTGATCCTACTGCTTGGTTTCATTTATATGTTGCAGTTGATACAACACAAGGCACCGCGGCGGACAGATGCAAAATTTATATTAATGGTTCACAGGTCACTTCTTTTGGTACAGCAACTTACCCAAATCAAAACACAGATTTTGAAAACCAAGATGCTAATTACCCTTTTAGACTTGGCGCTGATAAAGGTTTAGGAGATGAACACTATGACGGATATATGGCAGAATATATGTATGTAGATGGTGCGGCTCAAGCCATAAGCGACTTTGGAGAATTTGATGAAGATAGTCCAACAATATGGAAACCAAAAGATATTTCAGCAATAAATGTTAATCCTGCTAATGACAATGGAAATGGTTTTTATTTAGATTTTAAAGATGCAAGTAATTTAGGAAATGATGTCGGTGTTAATGCAGGAACAGATTTTTCTGAAAATAATATAGTTGCGGCAGATCAAAAAACAGATACTTGTACAAATAATTTTGCTACTATAAATCCATTATATTATTCATCTCGTCAATCAGCTTTAACTGAGGGTAATCTTACTGCGACTTCATCAGGTGCTAATTGGAATAATTTTCATTCAACTATCGCACCTAGTACAGGTAAATGGTATTGGGAAGTAAAAGTGGAAAATGTTGGAAGTAACACACACCCAATAGGAATTGTTGGATCAGACGATACAGACCTTAACAGCACAAGTCCAGGAGATTCTTTTGATAATGGGGCAACAGGAATAAGTTATGTTCAAACAGGAGATAAAGATGTAGCTGGTTCAAGAACATCTTATGGTAATTCTTATACAACAAATGATATTATAGGTGTTGCTATGGACTTAGATAATCATAAATTATATTTTTCTAAAAATGGAACTTTTCAAAATAGTGGAAATCCAGCAAGTGGTGCAACAGGCACAGGTGCAATATCTATTGTTTCAGGACATTCTTATTTAGCTTCATTTGCACATTATAATACAATGGTAGATTCTATAAATTTTGGTAATCCAGCTTTTAGTATATCATCAGGCAACGCAGATGGTAATGGCTATGGAAACTTTGAATATGCAGTACCTGCGAATTATTATTCTCTTAATTCGAAAAACTTAGCGGAGTATGGATAATGGCTTATACGACTATCGACGATCCAACACTTTATTTTAATACTAAACTTTATTCAGGTACAAGTGGAGTACAAACTATATCAGGAATAGGTTTTGAGCCATCATGGATATGGACAAAATCAAGAACTAACGCAGGTAATCATCAAGTTACAGACCAAGTAAGAGGTTTAACTAAATATATAAGACCAAATGCAGTTAATGCAGAAGATACTAAAACAAATGCTATTACGGCAGTTAATTCTAATGGTTTTGTTTTAGGTGCAGATAGTTCAGACGATATTAATGCAAATGGACAAAATTATATATCTTATAACTGGAAAGCCAACGGACAAGGTTCATCAAACACAGATGGAAGTATTAACACAACTTATACATCAGCTTCAACAACATCAGGTTTTTCAATATCTTCATACAATGGAAATGGAAATGTGGGTGCAACAGTTGGGCACGGTTTGGGAGCAGTTCCTACAATGATAATTGTAAAAAGATTAAATGGTGCATCAGATTGGATGGTTTACCATGTAAAAATTGGTAATAACTATAGATTAAGATTAAATGAAGATGCAGCAGAACAGGATAACCCTGTTTGGAATGATACAACACCAACATCTTCTGTTTTTTATATGAATGATAATGGAGATGCTAATGCAAGTGGTGGAACTTATGTAGCTTACTGTTTTTCGGATGTGAAGGCATTTTCTAAAATGGGCACCTACAAGGGTAATGGAAATGCTACAAATCCAGCATTTATCTACACAGGATTTAAACCAGCTTTTGTTATGTTGAAAGTATCTAGCACAACAGATAGTTGGAATATGTATGATAACAGAAGACTTGGATATAACGGAACAGGTGCAAGATTAAGAGCAAACATAACTAATGCTGAAGATACAGGAACAGAATATCAAACTTGTGATTTTTATTCTAATGGGTTTGCACCACGAGGCACTGATACGACTTCAAATGGAAGTGGTAAAATATATGTTTACATGGCATTTGCAGAAGCACCTTTTGTTAATTCATCTGGAATACCAGCAACAGCTAGAGTTTAAGTAACCTTCAATTTATACAATAAAAGACCCTATAAGGTATACTCAAAATCTGTTGATCTACCTTATAATTTAATATACTCTAGATGAAACAGGAATTTCTATGCTACAAAAAATGAATTTTTTGCCTGGATTCAATAAACAATTGACCCCAACTCAAGCGGAGGGACAATGGATCGATGGCGACAATGTAAGATTTAGGTACAACACCCCTGAAAAAATAGGTGGTTGGTTACAACTTGGTGAAAATGATATGACAGGCGCAGCTAGAGCCATGCATCATATTGTTAATAAATCAGGAACTAAGTTTTCTATTATTGGTACAAACAGAATTTTATATGCTTACTCAGGTGGTGTGTTTTATGACATACACCCGATTCGAGCGACTACAACTTTATCTAATGCTTTTTCTACAACAAACGGATCCGCTGTTGTTACTATAACATTTAGTGGTAATCATGGTTTAGTTCAAGGTGATATTATTTTATTAGATAATTTTACAGCTATTACAAATTCAAATTATTCAGCAACAGATTTTGATGATAAAAAGTTTATGGTAACAACTGTTGTATCTTCAACAGCTATTACTATTACAATGCCATCTAATGAAACAGGATCAGGTGCTACAACATCTGGTGGTATTAGAGTTAAAGCTTATTATAGTGTAGGACCAGCAGAACAAGCACCAGGATTTGGTTTTGGTTTAGGACAATGGAGTGGAACAGTATCTGGAGAAGCTACTACAACTTTGAATGGTGGTATTAATTCTTCAACAACTACAATTGTCTTAACAGATGCATCTTTATTTCCATCATCAGGGACAAACTTTGTTCAAATAGGATCAGAAGAAATATCATATACAGGTATTACAGGTAACCAATTAACAGGTGTTACAAGAGGTGTAAGAAATACGACCGCAGCAACACACTCAAATAGTGTAACAGTTATAGATTCATCTGATTATGTAGCATGGGGTGAAGCAGCATCTGGAGACTTAGTTATAGATCCAGGTATGTGGTCTATTGATAACTTTGGAGATAAAGTTATTTCTTTAATTCACAATGCACAAGTTTTTGAATGGGATTCAAATGCAGCTAATGCTGTATCAACAAGAGCAACAATTATATCTGGAGCACCAACAGCGTCTAGAAATATGTTAGTATCCACACCGGATAGACACTTAGTATTTTATGGAACAGAAACAACAATTGGTGATCCAACAACTCAAGATGATATGTTTATTAGATTTTCTGATCAAGAAAACATTAATGACTATACACCTACAGCTGTTAATACCGCTGGCACACAAAGACTTGCAGATGGTTCTAGAATTGTAGGAGCTGTTAGAGGTAGAGATGCAATTTATGTTTGGACAGATACATCATTATTTACAATGCGTTTCATTGGTCCACCTTTTACATTTGGTTTTGCACAAGTAGGTACAAACTGTGGATTGATAGGACAAAACGCTGCAATAGAAGTAGATGGAGCTGCGTACTGGTTATCGGATAATGGTTTCTTTAGATACTCTGGTAATCTAGAGACTATGACATGTTTAGTAGAAGATTATGTTTATGATGATATTAACACAACAGCATCACAACTTATTAATGTTGGTTTAAATAATTTGTTTGGTGAGATTACTTGGTTTTATCCAACTAAATCTTCAGAGATTGTTAATAGATCTGTAACTTATAACTATGCAGAATCCTCTCCGCAAAGACCTATATGGACAACAGGATCTTTAGCTAGAACAACTTGGGTTGACTCATCTGTATTTGGTTTACCTCACGGCACATCTTTTAATGCGTCGGGAACATCTTATGATGTTGTTGGAAACACTGAAGGAGCTACAACATACTATCAACACGAAACAGGAACAGATCAAGTTAAATCTTCTGCAACAACTACAGTAGCAGCTAACATAGAATCAGGAGATTTTGATATTACTAGAGGCCAGGGTGGCGCTGATCTTAGAGGAGATGGAGAATTTATTATGAAGATAAGAAGATTTATACCAGACTTCTTAGCTCAAACAGGTAGTACACAAGTTACATTACAATTAAGAGATTATTCAAACAGCTCACAAGCAAGTTCACCGCTTGGACCTTTTACAATAACATCATCAACAACTAAGGTAGATACAAGAGCTAGAGGTAGATCGGTAGCATTAAAGGTAGCAAATACAGGGTCATCTCAGGATTGGAAATTAGGAAGTTTTAGGTTAGATATACAAGCAGACGGAAGAAGATAATGGCAAAAATAGTATTAGCATTTACAAGACCTA